TTACTTTCCATTTTATCTGTCTGTTTTGGTTAAACTTATATCTCGTCAGAACGGGCATTCGTCAAGCGGTTGAGCCGTGAAGTCAAAGACCGCTGCTTCCTCCGCCTCTTTCGCCCGTCTGTTCATTTCCTCTTGAAGATGGTTTGAGTTGTCCCATATGGGTTCAACCCCCGCCGTATATGGGCTGTAACGCCCGTTGTTCAGGTTATATTTGAAGAGAGCCGTTCCGCACTCTCCGAGGTGCCTGAATTTCACCTTTTGAACGTGAACCTCCACCGTGTTGTCAATTCTGTTTCTGTGAACGACAATACCGAAGTCTGTTTTGTTATAGAAGTGCGCCGAGCCGCTGATGTCATAAAGGGTGGGGGCTTCGACAACCCCGTCTTTGTTCTTTGACTGTTTTGTCGGGTGCGCCATGAGAATGACCATAACGTCATTGCGCTGTGCAAAGTTCGTCAGACGGTCAAGCTGCTTTGAAATATACTTTGTTTCGTTGTGTCCGTCACTCTCGTCCTCCAAGCGGTTGTACGGGTCAATGACAAGACATTTTATGCCACGCCGTCTGACAAGAAAGCGGGCTTTTTCAAGAATTGTGTCGAGCCTGTAATCTTCCTTTGGGCTGATAAAGAAAAAGTTCGTGTTCAGATATTCTTTTATCTGACGGTAAGCGGGGAGCGTCAGGTGTTGACGGTCAAAGTGCTGTCCCGTGAACTTCTCAATCAGTTTTGAAGCGTGGTATTCGAGCGGGGCGTTCTCAGGGCTGAAATATGCGAATTTCCACCCGTAGCGCATGTTGAGCCTCTCGGCGATTTGGTCAATGAACTCAGACTTACCCGAGCCAGGAATACCCGTCACGACACAGATGCGTTTCGTCTCAAATGAAATAAGGCGGTCAAGGTTTTCAAGCCCTATCGTTGCGCCTTTCTGCATACCGTGTTCAAAGAGAGCGTCAAGGTTCGCTTCGAAGTCAGAGACCGTGAAGACCCCCTCCAACTTGACCTCGGGAGCTTCTGATAGACATTTTTTCAGAGCCGCCGCCCCGTATTTCATCAAGACCTCGTTAGCGTCTTTGCAGTCCTGACCGTAGTCAAGTACTCGGCAGCGTTCAGCCCCGAAGCGTCTCAAAAGCTCGTCTTTCAGGAGAACGCCCTTTGTGTCTGTGTCAGAGGCTATGTAGATTGTCTCTTTGTCGTCAAAATACTCTTCGATGAAATCGTCAAGGTATTCAAGGTTTGCGTTAGCCCCGTTCGGGACGCTGACAACGTTATGAAAGCCAATCTCGTAGAATGAGAGAGCGTCCATTTCGCCCTCTGTAACGATGCACTCTTTCTGACCCTTGATAGCGTCAATGTTGTACGGGATAAGCTGCGCCCCTGAAACGAGCTTGAACTTCTTGTCGCCCGTGCGGTATTTTGTGTTGACGAGCTGACCGTTCAGGAAGTAGTTAAACTGAACCGTGTTCGACTGAGCGTTGTTCTGCGGCATCCATTCCATGCCCTCTGAGACTTTCAGAGCGTTCAGGGTCGCTGCGCTTATTCCTCTCCCCTCAAACCATTTCAAGGCTTTCTCGCTGACAGCCGTCAAAGTGTGCTGAGGGGGCTTCTTATAGACAGGCTTCTGACGCTTTATCGGAGCGTAGTTATGCCACGGGCGTTCTTCACGCTCCCAAGGCTCTTTTGTTTCAAGAGACCCGCCCCAACCGCAATAATGACAATTCCAAAGACCTTTGTCAAGGTCAACAGAAAGACTTTTGTCGCGTCTGTCATGCCTTTGGTCGTGACATTTCGGGCAATAGGTCTTGACCTTTCCCGATGTGCGCCCGTAGGGGATATTTATGCCGAAGTCTGAATAACTTTTCATTTTGATAATTCCTTTCTGTGTTTTTGATAACCCTTTTTGAAGCCCTCAACAAAAGCCTTGCTGCAGAGCCTTGAAAAGACTTCTGAGCAGGGGAAATGATTACACTTTGAGCAAGAACGGCTGAGACCGTTCGCCCGCCTTGCCTTTTCTTCAAGGCTGATGTCCGTTTTCTTCTGTTTCATTGCAAAAACCATGTATGTGAAGCAGCGTCCCATGAATAACGCTCAGACGGGCGGGGTGCTGCCGTCATTGGGATATTAGCCCGCCCCGTGCCGTATGTGCGCCGCCCTGAGCCGTCTATGTATTCTCCAACGCCCAACTGAACCTGAGAGCCGTCAGCGGCTTGTACGGGCTTCTGTGCCGTGTTTGAACCGCCGCCCCTCTTGTTGTCGTAGTTGCCCTCAGAGACCTTGACCCAGTTTTTCTCATTCTCAAAGACCCAATCAAAATTGGCAACCCAACCCATTTTGTCAGTGCTACGCCCCGTGAGAAAGTCAGAAGCCTGAACACGCTGAAAGAGGCGCATCACGTAATCTGTCAGTTCTTCACGCTTCACGCCGAACTCTTGAAAGCGGGTCTTCATTTTCTGTTTTCTCGCCTCTGTGACTTTGAGAACCTTTGGGCATGAGAGACAGACAGAGTTCCACATGGCGACTATATCCTGATAAGGATATTTCTCTTTGCTCTCCTCTCCTTTACTCTTCTCTCCTTTGGCGGGTTTTATCTCTTTTAACTGTTCTTTATCAGGTGTTTTCTCGGAGATAACCTTTTCAGGTTGTAGTTTTTCTTCTTTGAAAACAGGCTTTTGAGGCAATTCCGTTCGGCGGGTTCTGTAAACCTCAGTGAGGTTGTTGACAAAATTCTCTATCCAAATAACACGGTTCTTTTCCCATAGCTCTTTGTCAATTTTGCCGAGGTTGATGAGAACCCCGATTATTTCTGTCGCTGTCTGAGCGTTGACCCGTGTCTTTGCAAGAAGATACTCCCAATTTGAAGAAACAGAACAGTCATAGAAATGCCCCTCGCTCTCCCCGAGAACTTCAAGGACCTTGAACCAAAAAGCATAACCGTCATTCCCGAAGCGGGCTTCAAGAATGTAGATCGTGCGCCCGCATTTCACATAATGCGGGTAATAGTCAACTGTTGTTCGTTTTGGTCTTGCCATAATGT